AGCTAACTTTACATTCGGTAACACATTGGATGGCAAGGATGATGTTTTGTTTGCCACGTTTGATGGCTCTGGACTTTTGGGTTTGAATTTTTTAACAAGCGATGTAGCAATTGGTGATGTTGTTACGTACAGCTTTGATGTGTATTGGGCATCTACTAATACAGGCGGGTTGCCAGATTTGCGTATTCGCTCAGGAAATACTACTATTGGTCACAGTGATGTGCCTATGCCTTCTGAGGATTTATGGTACACATTTTCTGGTCAGTTCACTGTTACCTCTAATACGCCAACGGCATTAACTCTTATCGCAGCCGATAGTTCTGGTCTTACCACTGGTGACGTATTTGCTATTGCAAACGGCTCCTATGGTAAACAGCAGGACGCTGGCGACACCACAGCGACTACTCTGGGCGAGTTCTTGACTGAGGGTGGTAATCAGGACGCATACGTAGTCACGTGGTATGACCAATCAGTCAATGGCTATGACGCAACGCAGGATACTGCTGGAGAGCAACCTAAGATTGCTGAAGCGGGTAGCTTGCTTTCTGAAGGGCTATTAATCGAATCTGGACAACACTTTTCTCGCACATTATCTGGAGTTACTTTTGCTTTAAATGACGCTTCATCATTTGTATTAGGAAGAGCTGTCGGTGGACAGGGCGTCGGTGCTTTGGTTGCCGTCAACGACTTGTCAAGGTTCAGCAGTCCCTACAGATATAGTAGCACTCAAGGGTTTAGATATGGCGGGGAGTCGGCGTCTCTTCAGCCCAGAAACCAAAGCCTTCAGATTTTTACACTCATTGGTGGCTCAACAACTGCCGATGGGTATGCGAATGGGACTCTTTACAGGTCGGTAGCATCTTCTTCGGCTAGCTATACTAACCCAGCATTGAAGATTGGTTCCTATTCTGGCAACTTGATAACAGGTGAGGTGAAGGAAATTATCATCTACACCTCCGACCAATCCGACAACCGTTTCAAGATTGAGTCCAACATCAACAACCACTACGGCATCTATACACCTGCTGAGGACGGATTCGTTGAGACTTGGTACGACCAGTCAGGTAACGGCAACCATGCTGAGCAGGCTTCGTCTGGACTCCAGCCCAAGATTGTTGATGCTGGTAGCTACCTTGGTGAGTTGGACTTCGATGGCGTGGATGACTTCTTGAGTTCTTTGGAGTCTGGAACGACCGATAGTGCTAGTATTTTTGCGGTCAACACAAGGGGGACAGATACAAGCGACATTGCTCGCCCAGCAGGATACAAGCATACAAGCGACATATCCGCAAAAGCAACCTTCGCTCAAGCTAATGATAATACATTGCGATTTGATGGGGCGGCATCTTCGACAGGTTCTCAAACCTTGCCTGCATCGGGCATTTACTTGCGCTCCTCATTTAAGACCTTAACAACGGCAAAAGATTTTGTGAATGGGGCATCAAACATTGACGCATCCATTACCCTTGCGTCAACCACAAAACAATATTCTATTGGAGCGGTAGCAGCTAATAATAATGTTGCGTTTGATGGCAACATAAAGGAGGTTATCTTTTATAATTCCGACCAATCCGCTAACCGCTCAGCAATCGAATCTAACATCGCCGATGAATACGGCATAACCCTATCTTAATATGTATCTAATATTCGCAACCGAACAAGACGGTATTGACCGCTCCGAACAGGAGGGCATCGCTCGTGGACTTGCTTACCACAAGGTAGGTAAAGGTTCACGCTACGTTACCCGCCCTCGCCTTACATCAAGCGACACGTGGGCATTGCCTGTGGAGTCGTATAACCTAACCGAGGAAGAACAGGATGCGGTCGTGGATACTGTGACCTTTCCCGACCCTGATGTTATCTAATTTCACGCTCGTTATTTAATCTACGAGGTTGACACATCAATAATCCCTCACAGACTAGCGTATATGTATCTTGAATTTAATACCCAAATCGAAGCCATACGCCGAGCACAACAAGCCGACTATGGATTCGACGGTATTATTTCACAGACCAATAGCGATACGTTTGTATGGCTAGCCAAAGGAACGCTCACCGACGAGGAACAAGCGAACCTTATTGAAACTTTCGAACCCAAAGCTTGGGAAGACCTAATTTAATCCCCCTACCCGCATAGACCTTAACTTAATCGGTTAGATTCCTCGCACCAGAAGGTAATGCGCGTAGGGTGGATTCTACTTTATCAAACTAATATGAATTACGAAACAGCCCAGAGCCTATACTCCAAACTAGAAGGGAAGCGATACCAATACGTAGACCGTGCCCGTCAGTGCAGTAAGCTCACACTTCCCTACATCATGCCCGATGAGGGCTTCGGCGCACACAGTCGTCTAGAGACACCCTTTCAAGGTATTGGCGCACGAGGCGTTAACAACCTATCTTCTAAACTTCTACTTGCTCTGTTACCCCCTAACGCCCCTTTCTTCCGCCTCAACGTAGACGCCAAGGGACTAGCCGACGAAGGTGCACCCCCAGAGCTTGTTACCGAAATAGAGACTGCCCTACAGCAAGTCGAGGAATCCGTCATGGACGAGATTAGCCGTGAGACTTATCGCACAGCCCTCCACGAAGCTCTCAAGCATCTCATCGTAACTGGTAACGCCCTAGTATATCTACCCGACGAGGGTGGTATGCGCGTGTTCCACCTTGACCGCTTCTGCGTCGAGCGTGACCCAATGGGTAACATTCTGTATATCTGCACCAAAGAAGAGCTATCCCACATGGCTCTGTCTCCTGAGATGAAGCAACTAGCTGGAGCCGAAGGTGGCGAAGGCGCAGATGACGTAGTACATCTTTACACCGCCGTATGTCGCAAGGAGAATGGCTGGCAGGTATGGCAAGAAATCAACGGCAACAAGATTCCCGACTCTGAAGGTTTCTACGCCCTAGACAAGAACCCCTTTATCCCTCTTCGTTTCTCCCGTATCGACGGTGAGGACTACGGACGTGGTTACGTTGAGGAATACCTCGGCGACCTTCAATCCCTTGAGTCCCTCCAGCGTTCCCTCGTTGAAGGCTCTGCGGCTGCTGCCAAGGTTCTGTTCCTAGTGAACCCCAACGGTACTACCCGTGCTAAGACTCTCGCAGAAAGCCCCAACGGTGCAATCGCTCAGGGCAACGCTCAGGACGTGTCTGTTCTCCAGCTTAATAAATTTAATGACTTCCGCATCGTCCAAGAAGCTATCGTAAAGATTGAGGAGCGCCTCGGTCATGCCTTCTTGTTGACCTCTGGTGTTGTTCGTAACGCTGAGCGTGTTACCGCTGAGGAAATCCGTATGCTTGGACAAGAGCTTGAGACTGCTATCGGTGGTCTTTACTCGCTCCTTAGCGTGGAACTCCAGATGCCCCTCGTGAACCGCCTCATGTCGGTCATGAACAAGAAGCAGAAGCTTCCCAAACTACCCAAGGACATTGTTAACCCTGTTATCATTACAGGCGTTGAAGCCCTTGGGCGTGGACACGACCTACAGAAACTCGACCTGTTCCTCGCTGGAGCCGCTCAGGTTGTTGGCCCTGAAGCAGTCGCTCAGTTCGTCAACGTAAGTGAATACTTTAAACGTCGCGCTACTAGCCTCGGTATCAAAACCGTAGGTCTGGTTAAGAGCGAAGAGCAGATGGCGCAAGAAGCGCAACAAGCTCAAATGATGCAGATGACGGAGAAGCTAGGCCCAAGCGGTATCAAGGCTATGTCCGACCAAGCAAAAGCACAACAAGAACAAACCCAAAGCGAGGAATAAAATAACATGGCTGAATTACAGCAAATACAGGTAAACGAAGTAAACGAGGAAGAGAACATCTCCCTCGAACAACAAGCGGCTATGCAAGAAGAAGCCGCCCAACAGCGTAACCAAACGCTTGAAGCTGACCCCAAGGAAGGCAAAGAGACAATCGAAGAGCAACTTAAAGAAGAAGCGCCCGAAGACGAGCGCCCTGAGTGGCTCGACGAGAAGTTTGAATCTCCTGAAGAAATGGCTAAAGCCTACAAGGAGCTTCAAAAGAAAATGTCCGAGCCCAAGGCTCCTAAGAAAGAGTCGGCTAAGAAGGAAGAAGCACCCTCAGAACCCGCAGCAATGACTGAGGCTATCGACGGTGCTACTAATGAGTTCGCCGAGAACGGAGAGCTTTCCGACAAGACTTTTGACGCCCTTGAAAAAGCGGGAATCCCCCGTGACTTCGTAGAGGCTTACATCAACGGACAGCAAGCTATGTCTGTTCAGCAGACCTCTGCTATCCAAGAGACCATTGGTGGTGAAGGAAACTACGCAGCGATGGCTGAGTGGGCTTCCGAGAACCTTGTAGACGGTGAGCTTGATGCTTTCAACTCTATCGTAGAGGGCGCATCTGTAGAAGCCGCTAAGGTAGCCGTTAAGGGACTCTATTCTCAATTCCTAGCCGCTGGCGGTAAAGGCCCAGCACTAGTTCAAGGTTCCACTGCTGGAGAAGCAGGAGCAAAGCCGTTCGGTTCTGCTGCTCAACTCACAGAAGCCATGAAAGATAAACGCTACGCTACCGACCCTGCTTATCGTGAGCAAATCGAGAAGCGCCTCGCAGTCTCAACCATATTCTAAAATTATAAACCTAGTAAAATCATGTGTATGTCATCATCCCCCCATATGTTAAAAGCCCGCACTCTTGGAAGAGGCGCTTTAGCGGTTGCAGAACGCACGGGTAATACCCACCGCTCTGGGTACAAAGAGTTAAAAGAAAAACTCGGCCCACGCAAAACCGCGACTCAATCAACCTCCCGCAGACGCCCCAGTATTAACACGGGCGCAGGCTCCAGTGGCTCTGGTGTTGGGCTAAACGTGTAACCATATTCTAAAATGTCTATCGAATTATTATCAATGCTTGGAGGTGGTGTCACGGGTTTCGTGATGCGCCTCATAGCTTCCCAAATGGAAGCACAGGGAAAGGCTCTTGATAGAGCTTTAGCCCTTCAGGGAGCCGCTGATGACTCTGCTGACAGAGCCGCCAATCGCTCCGCTGGTGTGTGGGTACGCCGCCTTATCGCTGCTTGTATCCTATTCGCCGTTGTAATTGCCCCCTTCATTCTAGCGTTCCACAGTATTCCTGTGAGCCTTGAGAGTGAGCGTTCGGCTTTATTGAAACTCTTTTTAGGCTCAGGAGGATTCCAACAAGTTGAAGGATTTGTTCTACTCCCAGAGGTTCGTCAAGGTATGCTTGCTCTGCTTAGCTTCTACTTTGGTTCCTCAATGGTCAAACGCTAAGACATTAACTCTCGATGAATTTGTCAAACTCATCCCTAAGTGGGAGACTCCAGAGGGCATTCACCCTACTATCACTGGGGATAATGGACACGCTTACGGTCTTTACCAGATTACTCAAATTATGGTGGAAGACTACAGGCGCATCACTGGCAACCAAGTTGCTCATGTCGTTGCGTTTGACCCTGTCTTTAGTGCTAGGATTGCTCAGGCAGTTCTGGAACACTATTCAAGGCAAATACTAGAAGCTGGCTATAAGCCTACAACTAGACATTGGCTTTATATTTGGAACGGAGGCGGCGGTGCGTGGAAAAGAGTCCACAACCCCGTCAACGACCAAAAACAATTTAACTTAGAGCGATACACGAAACGCGCTCTTATCCATATCAATAAATATAATGAAGAGAAAAGGCGTCAGTCTCCGTAAGGAACATAAATCCTCCAAAGGTGGTTTAACCGCTAAAGGGCGGAAGTATTACAATTCCAAGACTGGTTCCAACCTCAAAGCCCCGCAACCCGAAGGTGGTTCTCGTAAGAAGTCTTTCTGCGCCCGTATGAGTGGCGTTAAAGGCCCGATGAAGGACTCCAAGGGACGCCCAACGCGCAAGGCTTTAGCTCTTAAACGATGGAAATGCTAACATGAGCTTATACGAAAATATCAACCGCCGTAAGAAACTCGGCATCTCCCGTAGCAAAAAGAAATCTACGGTCGACCCTAAAGCATATCGCAACATGCAAAAGGGCTTTCCCAAAAAGAAATAGACTTTCGTTCCCATTAACAAGGAATAGCGAACGAGGCCCACCGAGGTGGACAACCCGTAAGTAAAACCAAGTGAAAAGGAACACCTAAACCCAAAATAAATAACCTAAATAAACAGAAAGATAATATATCATGGCTGATACAACTGCATCCCGTCTGGGACAAGTAAATGCAACTGGTGACGTCGATAGCCTCTTCCTGAAGGTGTTCTCTGGTGAAATCCTCACTACGTTCGAAGAACAGAACGTGATGAAAGATTTGCACATGGTTCGCACCATCAGCAGCGGCAAGACTGCCCAGTTCCCCGTAACTGGTATCGCTGAAGCTAACTACCACACTGTCGGTGAAGACATCGTGGACGGAAGCAACGGCTACCTCTCCACCATTAAGCACGCTGAGCGCACCATCAACATTGATGACGTTCTCATTGCTTCTACCTTCATCGCCAACATTGACGAGCTGAAGAACCACTACGACGTTCGTAGCATCTACGCTAAGGAGCTTGGTAAAGCCCTTGCTAAACGCTTCGACATTGCAACCATGAAGACTCTCTTCGCGGCTGCTGGTGGAACTTCGCCTATCGGTGGTAACAGCGGTACTGAGGTTTCTGGTGCAACTACCACCACTGCAAGTGGACTGGTTGACTCGCTCTATGCTGTAGCTCGCTCGCTTGACGAGAAAGACGCTCCAGAAGACGGTCGTTTCGCTATCCTCACTCCTTCGCAATACTACACCTTGCTGACTGCTGACAACGTTGCAATCAACCGCGACAACGGTGGCGTAGGTAACGTAGCTGAAGGTAGCATCGCTCGCGTTGCTGGAATCAACCTCTTCAAGAGCAACCACCTCGACTCCATGATTGGACTTGGTGACGCATCTGCTGATGCCTCTGCTGATGGTTCCGCTAACAATGATGTCTTCGGCGCTGCTGGTGCTGGATACAACGGTGACTTCTCCGCTCTTAGCGGTACTGCATCTGCCAAGGGTTTCCTTGCAGGTACTAAAGAAGCTATCGGAACTGTTAAGCTCCTCGACCTCGCAACTGAGTCTGAGTACCAAATCCAACGTCAAGGCACGCTCTTCGTTGCCAAGTACGCTATGGGTCACGGTGTTCTCCGTCCTGAGTGCGCGGTTAAGGTTATTCCTGCCTAAGCACTAACTTAATCTGAGACCCCTTGGGCCTATCCCCTTGGGGTCTCTTTTTAACCCTTTTTAAATTTAAATATTATGCCAACCCTGACATCCCAATTAGAAGCAGTAAATTCAATGCTGGGCCACATCGGTGAGTCCCCTGTAAACAGCATTAGCGACACCAATGCGCTCCCTATCTCTGCGGCTACGGCTATTTCCGTCCTTGAGGAAGTTTCTCGTGCAGTACAAGCTGAGGGGTGGCACTTCAACACAGAACTAGGAGTTAGCATCAGCCCCGCTGGTGACAGCACTATTACCCTTTCCGACGACATCCTTGAGATAGACGCAGTAGACACCACCGTAGACATCGTACAGCGCGGTCTGAGCCTGTTCGACAGAGCTAATAACGTCTCTACGTTCTCTAAAGACCTTGTTGTTAACCTTACCCGCTACCTCGACTGGACAAGCCTCCCCGAAGCAGCACGTCGCTACATTACCCTTCGCGCATCTCGCGTGTTCCAAGGGCGTCTCGTAGGCTCTCGTGAGCTTGAAGCGCTTATTGCTCGTGATGAATACAATGCACGCGCTGACCTAATGGACTCCGAGGCTAACACTTCCGACAAAACTATATTTGACAGCTACGACGCCGCTATCAGAATTGGCATTAACCGTAACTACGACCTCTCCTAATGGCTCTAATCAATACCTCCCTCCCTAATCTCATTCAGGGTGTCTCGCAGCAGCCTGACGCCCTCCGTTTCGACGGACAATGTGAGGAGCAGGAGAACGCTCTCAGTAGTGTTGTGGATGGTTTAGCTAAGCGCCCTAACACCCGTCACGTGGCTCGTATATTATCCGAGGCTATTAGCGCCGATTCATACGTACATTTTATAAACAGAGACGCCAACGAGCGCTACGTGGCTATATACACCGATAAATCTCTACGTATTTTTAACCTCGAAGATGGCACGGAGGCTACAATCGTCGACACTACCGTTTCTGGTGTTGATATTCCTACCGTATTAGGGCTTTCAAGAACACCCGTTAATGGTCTGGCGACGCTAGACTCGGATGGTAACTCCATCAACGAAATGTCTTCACTTACTGCGGGTACGTCAGGGAACCAATATACCGCAGCGGGTATTCGCTTTCCGAGTGACTCCGACTGGAACGGTAAGGTTGGCTTCATGGTTAACAATGAGTTGTACGACGGAGACATTGCCGTAGGCGAGGAGTACCACGTACGTCTACGCGTTTCAGCCATGAGCGCCCATAACTGGACTATGTATCTCTACAGCGGTAAGCAAGCATTCGAGAACGGCGTGGTTTATAGTAATAAAGCCGCCCTTAGTGTTACGGGCTCGGAGCAGGTTATAACTCTTACGGTCTCTCAGGCTGGCCCCTATGGTGCTTTCCTTGCTTTTGAAGCGGACGATGTTCTGTCGGGAGATACACCATCAATAACAATTGAGTCAGCTGATTTCATCCAGTACACGCCAGCGCAGGGCGAAGCTTCAAGCAACGGTCTAGGGGTAAACACCCCCTACCTCACTACAAGTAACCCCAAAGAATCCTTGGAGTTCTTGACGGTGGCTGACTACACTTTCCTATTAAACAAAAACAAAGTTGTTCAAGAAGATACGGCGACCACCGCAGAGCCCGAGAAGTCCCCCTTCGTATATATCGCGCAAGGTGATTATAAGAAAGAATATACCATCAACGGTTCGTTCGCTTCAGACACAACAGCGGACACCGCGTACGCAGGCGTGGGTGGAAGCTTTGTCTCGGGCGTTAGCACTGCTGCG